CACCCGCAACAACATCGGCGACGATTTATAAACTCCAATACAAGATCAGCGCGAATACCATGTATATAAATAGGCGCGGTGATGCCAATGACATCAACAGCATCTCCTACTTATCCGCGCGCGAGATCGCACAGTAATCCCACCCGTCACGCTCGGGGAGTTTGGGATCGTGTTGAGTCGCGAGCAACCCGGCGGGGGACGCTAGGTTAGGCTGTTCGTCCTACCATTGTTGCGGTCATGAAAGTGACTAGTGGGAGAGAAGCGTATCGTGTCACTCTCGCACCGTCGGCGTAGATCTTCATCTCAATGTAGTCGTTGACTGCGAAGTCTTTTGTAACGCTGAGAGTTTTGTATGCTGAAGTAAGCTCGTTGGTTTCTGCGATACGTGTGCCGCTGTTTTGGTCTAGGTATAGCTCGAATGCGCTGACGGGTGTTGACGTTAGTCCGAGTCCAGCGGTAACAACATAGACCCCTGCGGTCCTGATTGTGATGCGGGTATTGTTTGTCACGTTGTCGTGCATCGTGTCGGTGTCGTAAGATTCGGCGCCGAAAACGATGGCGGTTGCAACGCTGTCTGTGGTTGTTTGTGCTGCGGCTTGAATTGCTCTGCATGCTGGTGGTACTGCGAGTGCAATCACATCATTGACGAGCACATTCACCTGAGCCGCAGTCCACACCGATCCACTCGCCACCGTGCCTGGAGCAACATAAGCCATGCGAGTATTTTACCTAGCCACAAGCGTGTTTATATGCCAAGTGTGTTGACGTCAAGAACACCAAACGTCGTGTCGTTGAGGACGAAAGCGACCTTGCCGTCAGTCTGCGCGAGACGAATCGTGACTTTGTGTGAGTCGATGCGGATGTCGTGCGCGATGCCGATGATCATGCATTTCGACGAGATCTGAGCACCCACTGCGTTTGGTGTGAACTTCACGGTTACGACGTTTGACAGCTCAAGGCCGAGGACAAGGTTCTGATCCGCGACACTCAAGCCACTCATCTCGACCGTGACCTCTTCAAACCGGAGCTCCGGGTTCGCATACCGGCCGACAAGATACGAAGCGATGTAGCCCGTGTCCGTATCGTTGACCATCAGGAGGCCTTGCTCGTCGAGTGCGGCGATGCCGTACTCGGCAATACTCGTCGCGTCCGATGCGGTCTGCACGGTCCCACCAAGCCGCGTCAACGTGACTCGGTTGTAAAGCATCTCGGTGCCGTACACGACCTGGACGTTTGTGAATGCGATGCCAGACCCATCATCGGCAAACGTGACGGCCGCAACAGTATTCGCCGTGTTGCGATCCTTGAACGTCACAAACCCGCCCTTAGAAATAAAGAGCGAGCCTGGCTCGGACTGCTCAACAAGCTGAAGGTACGAAAGCACGTCAACGTCTTGCGTGACGGTATCGGCCTGAAGAGTTTGTTGTCCCGTGTCGATCGCCTCAAGCGTCACCGGCCACGCCACCTCACTCTTCGCGAGAATCGCTGCGATGCGTGTTCCCGTCTTCTGACTCGTCGCAACAAACGTGTTGAGTGTTTGTTTCGCGAGTTGTGCGAACGCGTCAACACACGTCGCTTGCGCGTCACTCAAGCCACCCACGTCATACGACAAGTTCCAATCGTCAACGAGGCCGACGTATTGCGTCACGTTGCCACTCGTGATGCGAATCTCCCTGCGCGGCACGATACTCGGATAGTAAAGACTCGCCGTATTTGACGGATCAAAAGCGCGATCCTGATTCTTGAAGACGATCTGTGCCGTACCCGTCGTGAACTTATCGAGCTCTCGGCTCCGGCCGCGACTTGTCGACACACTCTTCACCTGCGAAGTCACATCAAAATAGACCGTGCCGCCTAGCTTGTACGTCGCACCATCCAACACACCACGCGTCGCATCATCAAGCGTAAAGAACGTCACATTCGACGAGATCGCCTCAAGACCCAACTCGACCTTCAACACGGGAATACTCATCACGCCGCCTGAAAGACAGCACCATTACGACGCTCAAAAACCTTGATCGCTTCAACAATGTCGCGACCAACACTCGCACCACTCGTACCCATCCCAGCATTGATCGTCAGGTTGTATGTCGCCCCCTGGCTCGACGCGGAGGATTGTGCGTTGATCGCATCGGCAACCATCCGCATCGCCTTAGGACTCGACAACGGCAAGACGGCCTCGGCGCCGTGCTCGCCAATGATGGCTTGCATCGCACTCGACACGATGCCACCAACAGCAAACGTGGTGACTGGATGCTTCGTGTTCCATTTGACGCGTGCTGCTTTTTTCTCCTCGTCGGTGAGTTTGTCGTTGCTGTTGATCTTGTCGTATGCGGCGCGTTGCGCGTCGTCGTGCCGCTGTTGACGCAACGCTTTTGGACTAACGACTTGATCCGACGCGGGTTGACCACCAACGGTTGTGAACGACGAAAGTGCCGTCATCTGCGCAACGAGCAAGTCGTACGTCGATTGCCACGAATCCGCAAAGCCCGTGCCGAACTGATCGCCAAGCGTCGCGCCGGAAGGTCCGAGTAGGTCGGTGAGTTCTTTGTTGAATGTTGCGGCGGATACGCCACCCCTGCGGAATGTTTCGATGTATCCGTCAAGCGTTTTCTGATTCGCGTCAGTCTGTTGTGATGCTTGGACTTCGAGCAGGCGCGCATTCTCATTGATTTGCCAGTCAGACAAGTCTTGCTCGGCTTGCTTTTTTGCGTCAGCATCATCGCCGGCAGCCGTAATCGCGTCTTGCAAAGCTTGTTTGTCGCGGTCGCGTTGCGTCGCTCCTTGCTGATCGCGGATCTGTTGGAGCGTCATGCCGGCTGTGCCAGTCGCAGTCGACACGATGCTGGCCGCGTTCGCGGCGATACGCTGGCCCCCCATGCTCGACAGCGTCGACCCGTAACCCTGCGCCGCCTGACGTCCACTCCCCACGTCCTGCATCACGGCAAGCGGAGTGCGATGCACCTTGCCCTTCTTTCCCGAAGGACCACCACTCGCGCCACCACTTGACGAGCCTGGACCATTTGTGATCGCGTCGAACGTCTGACCCGCCAATGATCCAAGCCCACTCAACGCATCACGCACCCACCCAGTGATCTTCCCTGCAAGCCACGGCCCGAGCGCCTTGATGCCATCCCACACACCATGCGCAATCTTCCCACCCAATCCGCGAGCAACACTCATGATCAAACCAGACTCCTGAGCACGCTGAATAGCGTCAATGATTGGCGCGAAAAAGTCTTTGATGTGAGTCTTCAACGCCATCCACATACCCGAAAACAAGCCGCTGATTAGATTCGCACCGAGAGTCTTGCCGGGGACAAGAATGCCGCCCTGATTATTATCGACCCAATACTGGATGACACTGCCAAACGACGACCCGCCAGTTCCTTTACCTCCACCCGTAAAGATCGAGAAGATACCGTCGACAAGCCACTTACCCGCAGACACGCCCGCATCATGGAACGTCTTATCGAGACCATTCCACCACTCCTTGACCTTCTCACCATTCGTCTTCTCAAGCACGATGCGTGCCGGCAACTCGCGCTTCGACCCGCCACCATTCCACCACGCAACCGCCATATCCCACAAGCCCTGCATCATCGACTTGAACTTGTCCCACACAAACTCGAGCTTCAACTTCATTGTCGGCTGCGCAGCAACGTCGGCGATAAACCCGGCAACAGCACTCGCAGCTGTACCGATCGCGGGGATCAGATTGTTGCCAATCGACACCATCAAATCTTCGATCGCTGCGTGGAACTTCGCCATGCCACCCGCCGCCGTATCACCAAACGCGGCAGCCTGGCCAGCGTAGCGGCCGTGAATCTTCGCGAGGATCAGCATGCCATCGGCACCCTTCGCAACATGAATGTTCAACTCTTTCAGTGCTTTGGTGCTGCCACCCGCCGCCTTGTTCACCATCGTCGTCGCGGACGCCAAATCCATGCCCTTAGCGCGCGCGACATCCATCGCAATCGCCAGTTCGGATTGCGCCGTTTTCACATCACGCGTCTGACGGACAAGCGACGCCATGCTGCCCGTCAACTCGTCAACGGTAAACCCACTCATGCGACTGAGCGAGCCGAGCGAATCGTCAATCTGACTCTTCACAACACTCGTGTTCTGACCCATCAGCTTGAGTTGCGCATCAAGTTTCGCAGTGTTGACCTGCGCCTTCATCGCAGCCTTCGCCGACTTCTCCAACCCAACAACCATCAAGCCGAGACCGACACCCGCCGCAAGCAAGCCGGCCTTCATCGCCTTACCGAGCATGCCCGAACCACGCTCGACGTTCTTCAGACCCTTCTCAAAGCCCTTCGTATCCGCAACAATTGGGACGACAATAGCCATGCTAATAGACTCGCTTCAAGGCTTGATTGAGGTCGTGTTCCATTAGGCGAATCGTCTCTTTTACGGCAGCGTCTACCTCAGACATTTTACTGTTTGCCGCTGGCCACATAGAGCGACTTGCCGACCCGCCACGATTCGACAATGCGCGATTAAAAGCGGCGCCTCGAGCACCCTTCGTATGCGCACCCGTCTTGCCAGCAATGTCAAACACCGCGCCCGCAGCGCTCTTCTGCACAACGACAAGAAGGTTGATCTGGCCTTTCTTGTTTTCTTTTTTCAGACTGATCTTTGCGGCGACGCCTTTACGAGCTGCACCCTGATCCCACGGAGCCTTACTCCATGCACCCCACGCCGCCTTCCCATTCGATCGCGTACCCGTCGGAACGTTCGGGATGCGTTTGCGAGCATCGTCAACGATAGGCGCGACGGCTTTCCGCATCCCGGTCCGCGCCTTTTTGTACAGCACGGGATCAACCTGACGCAACTCGACCATTGTTTCCCGCAAGCCACGCACACGACCACCCGAAACAACCTGCCCACTCATGCGACTAGCCCTGGCGTTGCAACGCGCGCCACCGCAAATACGCACCAAGCGTGAACAACATACGCGGCGACTCCGCCAACAACAAGCTCGGCGCGATGCCGGTCTCTACACTGAGACTGGCAATGAACCAGTGAGCGGAGTCGTCTCCTCCAAAGGGACAATCTCATCCTCGCGCCCCTCGATCTTCTCGACGAGCGCAACCCAATCGTCGAACGAAAGCGTTGTCTCGTTGCGGCGCTCCTGAGCGTGCCACGCGAGCCACGCAAAATCCGTCAAGAAAAGATCGTCCTGGAAGCGCGCAATGCTCTTGGAGAACTCTCGCTCGAAAGCCACAAGGTCTTGGAACTCGGCGATGCACGTCGTTTCCTCGTGATCCTTCAGTTTGATGGTGAAGCTCATCTGCACGATAGATGCCTCTCAGTTGTTTGCTAACCCGACGGGTTAGACGACGGCTTTGGTAATCGTTCCCGAGATTGGCCACGTCACATCAGCCGTGTTCAGATCACCGACGGCACCATTGACAGGCGACCAGTCAACAACAAGAGGAGTGAACGTGTAGGACGGGTTCGACGTCGAAACAGCAGTACCGTTCGGCTTGACAACGATCGTCGCCGTGCCGCCAATCAGCGGATACACGAGACCTTCGACGGCCGAGTAGTCGTTGATCAGGCTCATCTTGACGTTGTTATCAAGCAGGCCGCCCGTGCGAGTGATCGCAGTGGAACCGAACGCCGTCGTCGCGACTTCGTTGACAGTCGTCTGAAGCGTGATGCTCTTGACGTTTGCCGAGATGTCGGTCGAGTTGAGCGTAATGACTGCATTGGTGAGAACGAGCTTCGCCATATTGGTTTACTCCTCCTCGGAGCCTTGATCAGATTGTGCCTTCATTGTATTCGACTCAATACCCTTTTTTACTAGAGTAATGAGACCCGCCTCAATCAGAATATGTGGTGTAATAACGTCTTTTTCGTCGACGATTCCACCCGGTAATACTCCACCAACTACGCGATCACCCGATACCAAATACTTAGCCAACGAACCTATCCTTCTGCGTAGACAATTACGCGATAATCAACAAAGAGATACAAGCCGTCATTTGCGTCGATCGTGCCGATGTTTGACGCCGACTCAACGATCAGCGAATCACAAACCCCGCCGAGAGTACGGTCCGCCTCGAGCGCAGCCCTGACGCCCGTGTACGACAAGTAAGCGTCAAGCGTGTTCTGTGCGGAACGCTCAGACGAGCGACCCACCACACACGTCACTTTGAATTCGTACGTTTGA